GGGAATTCCTAAAGTGGTGCTTCAAACAATGGTTCGATACCATGGTAATGGTTACTGAGCCGCTCTATGATGGGCTCATCGGAAACTTGCTCAAAGCTGCTGGCATCGACTCTTTCTTTGATCTTAGCTTCAAACAGAAAATGTACATTGTTGTATTTATTATATGCTACTATGCTCCTGTAACCGAGGAGTTTTCTATTATGCTCTGGTCTCACATCATGCCCATGTGGTTAGCTGAACTTTTTTGGGTACTCATGCATGGATGGAGGGGCCTCGTTTTCTGGTTACAAGCATACTTTTTCTGTTTGGTCAGGCATCGTTGTAAGAAACTACATGCCAAAACTACTTTGCATTCGCTAAGTAACCTCATGAGCTTAGCCATGATGCCTCTAACATTTTACTGCTCACATCATCTGTGCCTAATATTGAGTGAAATCGCCCCAATATATTCATACAGCACATGGTGTGCACTGTTATTTGGTGGGTTGAGCGTCCCTGGTTACGTTTTGCCGCCAGTTGTGGGATGCTGTGTATGCATGCTGATAGGTGTTCAAGTACTAAGATGGTTAGGGAAAAAGCCACCTCAACGAATGCCTGCATACTGCCCAGGATATCTACCCAAGATGAAACGTAGATCTACTGAAGCTGGGAACCATCAGTTCTGCAAAATCTATGATTGTTGTTGCAGACCCAGTTTTTACAACCAAATAGCACCCATATTGCCTAACCACACTCCGATTCTTAGTTCAAGTTGTACTCATAACTTAGCTTTTGGAATCAACGGTCGAATGCTAACTGATACCGAAACACCTGATGATATGATTTATGCCGCTTGCCTAGACCAAATGGACGAAATCTCTGCTAAGTACTTAGACAACAGTCCTTTACTATGGGATTTCGAAGCATTTTTGGAAGGTAAGCCTAGTAAGTTGATCAAACGCGCTCGCGCTGGATTAGCCTCACTCGTTAAGAAAGGCTGGAAACCTGACCACTTTGCTAAGACACTAGATGTCGGTGGCTCCATCGACGTCTCAGTAAATCTATTTGTCAAAAGAGAATTTCAGGACTATAGCCCATTTGAAGAAAAAGTTCCGAAACCTAGAATCATTCAAGGCTGTAGCGATGAAGTCTTAGCTTTCTTGGGTCCATACATGTATGCTTTGTCCAAGAAACTAGATAGATTACAAGGTATTGTTAAATCATATGCATCCTTCCAACTATCCCCACAGGCCATGAAAATTCGTGATGATGCTGTTCGTTGGAAAAAGCGTGTTGTTACATCCGATTTAAACGCATTTGATCATACGCAACAAAATCACATTATGTTGATACAGCATGAGTTGTATAGAAGAATGGGAATGCCTCCCTCCGTG